TCAGCGTTTCCTTCTTCAGGGGCTTGATCAATAATCGTTGCTCTAGACATAATTAAACTCCGTGATCGTTATCATTATGGAGATGTTATTGTTTACCTGCTTTTTCGTGTTCCCTAACCCATTTCATGTGCTGGCCCGGAAAGTCTCCGGAAGCACCATCAAGGTGAAAAGACGGGGCAGATACCATTTTTGTAGCGTTAGCACCACAACCGCACCTACTGGTTGTAACGGTACCTTCTACAAATTCTTCAAAGACATGCCCGTTTGTACAACGGAAATCAAAGACTTTAAACATCTACAGGCTCTTGTTCTTCTGCTTCAGCTTGATCACGAGCAGCCTCAATAGTAGCTTGTAAATTAATAACAGTTGCAAAAGCAGCTACTTGACCTTTACGAAAGTATAAATCTTCCTGATCTTTTACTGTTTGAATATCTGCTAACTGTGTTGCGTTGTTAGAAAGTTCACTAACGAGTTGTTTGAAACCTTCGTGATTAAACAATTCATTGTAATTGTTAAAGTATGTTTCAAGCTCGGGTGTCATAGTTTCCTCTAAAGTTTCTGTATATATTAATATTATAGCATGTTTTTAAACATCTGTCAAGCTTTTTTTGTAGTTTTTCTTCTACGTCCAGAAGCGGCTTTAGCTTTCTTTTTGCCTTCTTCTGTATATGGGTACTTCTTACCTTTTACCATTGGCATAGCTTTCTCCTCACCATTTGACTTTATCAGCCCAATAAGCCGCTGAACATTTACCTTTTGCAATATTCTTTGCATGTCGGGCTTTAAACGATTTACGTCTAGCCTTTTCTTTTTCTGTTGTAGGGTTTTTACCCGCGCCACTAACACCTTGCTGACCAAAACGAATTGTTTTAATAGAACCATCTTCGCACTTAGCAACAACCACATGAGACTTGGTTGGATGATTAGGCGTCCGCTTTGGTTTGTTGTACCCGCTTACTCCTGCTCGTGCTAGTTTTGGATCCTTGGACTTTGGCATTAGACAATTCCTCCACCTTGGTTTCCAGTTGGATTACTTGGTCCTCTAGGGTTTGTAGGCGCTGGAACGTTCCTTGGAAGTGGTTGTTGACTTGGTCTAGCAACATTTGCATTTCTTTCTGGGTTATTAGCATTGTTCTTGCCTTCTATTTGTCGTTCTTTAAGGAGAGTTTCAGCGACACGCATTCGGCGTTCAAACTCTTTGTCTTCTGCGTCACCTTCACGTAGGTTACGGGTAATAGCGTTAATACGATCAATCTCAAGTTCCATAGGTACAGCCTGAGCTTCTGCAGCCAGCTTAGTAGCCCTAGCTTGTGACTCCTGAGCTTGAGCAGACAGTGCTGCTGTTTGAGACTGCTGGAACTGTAGTTGTGCTTGTTGCGCCGCCATCTGCATTTGTTGAGCTTGCGGGTTAGGCTGCATAGCTTGTTGCATAGCCGCAAGAAGTTCTTCACGGTTAGACAAGTTCATGTTGTCAATAACAGATTGAATTAATGTAGTATAAAGCGGAGAGTCTTTACCCATTGTTTGCAACAACTGTACAAGCTGAGTTACTTCGTACTCACGAGCAATAATACCCAAAGTACTGCTTGCGTTGAACTTGTAGTCAGCAACAGGGTAGTTTTCTGGATCAAACTGCATGTAACGGTGTGCAGCTTTTTTAACAAATGGAATTAGGAACGACTGTTGGAAGTTAATCAGTGTCCGCTTGTGACGTTTAATAATAGCGCCAAGAGACATACTAATACCAGCGGCAGTAGCCTCGCCGTTAACCTGACCCGCAATTCCTGCTGAGTCAACGGCTCCTGTTGCTTGCTGTACCATCTGCTGCAATGCTCCGGCCTGAGCAAAAGTGATTTGATTAACTTGACCAAAGTTGAATGGCTGAAGTACTTCACGTGGATCCCCGTTGGTTAGAATCATCTTACCCGGACGTATTTCTGGTTTAGCACCACGTGGTAGACGAGTGGCGTCAATAGCCATCATTGGATGAATAGTAAGACTTAGTGCGTCAATTCTAGCACGTAGTTCTGTGTCAAGTGCTTTCTGAGAGTTGTAACCTTTTTCACATACACCACGACCCCAGAATCTACCGGGTACTACGTCCCAAGGAAACGCTACTACTGGACGATCCATCATCATGTAAGGGTTAGGTTCAGCCTTAAGAAGTACACCCCCGTTAGCGATCACTACAACGGCTTCTACGTACTTTGATTCAGACCCTTCCTCAGGTACTGCTTCTTCGTCATCGTCGCTTGTAGCGTTATCTAGAAGCTCTCGTGGCACTAAACCATAGTACTTAGTAAGACGTACCTTGTCGTCGTTGTAAATAGTTAGGTCTTGGTCAGGTTCCAAGTCAGTGTCAGGAGCAGCGTTACCTACGTATACGTCACGGTAAACACCTTGTTCTTGTAACAATTCTACTTGGTGACGACTAACAAACTCGTCAATAGCAACACCCATAGCGTCGTCTACAGACGTTGCTACAGGGTCAATTAGGAAGTTCTGAGGCAGTACAGGCTTAAGCTTTACAACTACACGGTCAGTAATGTTTACACCGACTGCTTGAAGATCACCACCCATAATAGGTTGAGTAGCAGGAGCCATCTCCTTCATTTCTTCAATAACAATCTCACCAATGCCTGTACCAAATACTGCTGAGTTAATTAAGCACTCTGCTACGGCTTTACGCACCATGCAGTTTTCAAAGTCTTCAGTTAGTTTGTTACGCAGGAACTGTACGTCCTGACGATCTGTGTCGCCCATGTTGTCACTAACGTCAAACCACTTACCACGTCCAAACGTAGCTTCTTCTAGCTCTGCTACATTGGACTCAACAGCCTGCTGAAGTGCAGGAGAAATAATACGGGAACGCTCAGACCTACGCTCACTGTCTGCAGGATCCCATTGACCACGCCATAATCGATAGTACTCTTCAAATTTTCCCTCATAGTTTGACTCGTAATAGTCACGCCAATCCTCACATTTGGTTATGACCCATTCTTCAATTGTCTGTTCAACCATAAGTGGGTCGTTTTCATAAAATTCGCTCATATTAATACCCTGCTACTACGTCTAAGATTTCGTGGTCTTCGATTTCGTATGCGTAGTCGTAAGCCACATTAGCTAACTGATCAATGTACGCTAGTGCATCAATCAAGTCATCGTGTGTTAAAGGATCAGGAAATTGGAATAGTTGATCAAGAAACCTACTGTTCCATTCACCCTTGTTTAGCGTTACGTACCCATTTTCAAACCGTCCTTGTAACGCCCACATAACACGGTCTGTTTTCTTTTTGTTTCCGTGGGTTAACTCTTCAACCCTAAAGAACATACCATAACGTTTCTGCATGTCCATCAATGGTGACATGACAGCTTGTTTAGCAATACCTCTTTCGATTCCCAGCGACACGGGACGGTAATCTCTAACGGCCTGAAATATCTTAGCTGCTGTTTCGTCAAGTGTCCATCTACCGTGTATGATATTGTCAACATACCAACCATGCTCATTGACCTTAACCACGGCAATGGCTGTTTCGTCAAGTTTAGAGCTTTTAGTCTTTTTCTTGTTGACTTCTTCAAATCCTGCCAAGTCAACTGCAATGTAGTAATCTCCTACTTCCGGCTCATCTTCACTAAACTTAACCCAGTCTTCCTTAAACATTTCTGAACCACGGGCTTCAAACGACGCCATAAATTCCTGACGAAACGCATAAGAAGACATAGACCTTTTAGCAATGTCGATTTCACTGGGGTCCAGTAAGGGGTTATCGTAAGACGTAAAGTGCCAAGCTTTGTACGTAGGGTCATCATCCAGTTCTGCATATTTGTAAAGTTCATAAAAGTGGTTTCTTCCCATTGGTGTGCCTATGAACATTGCACATCCTTTTTGGTCAGCCAAAGCGGGTCTAAGGATCTGCTCAAACACCTCTGGCTTCATGTCAGCGTACTCGTCCATGACTAGAAACTTAAGGCTGACACCTCGCATTGTCTCGGGTCTGTCTGCACCTTTGAGGCTGATCGTGGCTCCGTTGACAAGCTTAATTTGCAAATTATTAATGTGGCTACCACTAATAACAGGATGCCCCAGTTCCAAGAGGGTGGACCACATAATGTCTCTGGCTTGTCCCTGAGTAGGTGCGACGTAAAATACATGGCCTTTGTCCGCCTGCAGTGCGTTAACAATTAACATCCACGCTGCTAACCTAGACTTACCTGTACGTCGCCCAGCAGCTACTATTTTAAATCTAGTGTCGTCTGCCCAAACTTCTTGTTGCCAAGGCAGTAGTTCTATATTAAGGTCCGTCAAAAGTTCAACCTTGGTGTTGCTGTGACTAACTCAAAAGAAATAATACTAGCAAACGAAGATCCTGCCTCAGGCGTTAGGTTTATCTTGTCACCTTCACGCATAACCAAAAAAGCACCAGACTCACCACCAAAGGTTAAAAAGTCACCAGCACTTACGTTTTTACCTTGGACAAAGTCAATGGTTGTACCGTTGCTGTGCCAACGTGCGTCAATGGTTTTACTACTACCGCCTACGTTAGAAATAAACAAGTAAGTAACTATTGCGTCGTAGCCAGCAGGTACTTCCAAGATAGTGTTAGCAGACCCTGCAGTTAGCTCGTCACCGTGTGAAAACTTCATTAGTACAACCAAATCACTGGAGTCGTACCCCTAGTGTCCACATGTACAAAATCATCGTCAATACCTATGCCTGTGAAGCCTAGCTTTACTGCGTTAGACACGATAGTGTAGCGGTCAGCGGCGTTTGTTATTTTTATGTCCGCCGCTATTCCTTGCGCGTGTGTTCCCGGCACCGCTTTCTTTTTTTCTATTGGGTGCAACGTTGGATGACGGTAACCAGACGTTACCTCAAAGGGAAAACCACATACGCCCCGCAACTCGTCTAACTTTTCTAGAAAGTCTCGCTCCATGTTGTTGGTGCCAGTAACTTGACAGTCAAATTCTTCACGTTTAAAGTGTTTAAGATTCATCTGTATCAACTACCTCTCCATCTATAATGTTAGGTTGTTCAACATCTACAGTACCAACACCACTAATGTTAATCTGAATAGCATTACGCCCACTATCTTTAACAATATCCTTTTCAAACGCTGCAACAGGCAGGATACGATCCATAACAAGCTTCCAAGCTGCTGCTTGATTCTTATGATCGTTGTCCATCGCAGCTTCAAAGATGGTATCAAGCACCTTTCTTGACTTTGGTGAAGCTAACATACGAGCTTTATACTCGTTTATGATTGCTGCGTCACCCTTCGGGCGACCAACAGCGTTGCGACTACCTTTTTTAA